CAGTGTGGCCAACGGTTCAAGCTTAATTCGTTGATCAAGGACTGGAAGGGCTTCAAGGTCTGCGATGAGTGCTATGAGCCCAAGCATCCGCAGTTGGAGCCCAAGCGCACGATTACCGAGCCGCAGGCCTTGTATCAGCCCCGTCCTGAAGCGACAATGGGCGTGACGGTATTCGTGGGGTTCACCGTGGACACTTCGTTTGCCAGCATTGGCATGATGCCGATGCCTTACGCAAAACCGCTTTGGGCGGATGCAATCCTTGGATCGGTTCAGACGAGCATCACATGAACTACGCTCAACTCACTGCGGCGATCATTGCTTACACCGAGAACCAGGACGCCTCGTTCGCGGCGGAGATTCCTGTCTTCATCCGCCAAGCTGAGCAGCGCATCTACAACACGGTCCAGCTTGCAAATTTGCGCAAGAACGTCACGGGCAACCTGACAGCCAACAACAAGTACCTGCAGTGCCCTAGCGATTTTTTGTCAACCTACTCTTTGGCGGTGGTTGACGGGACGGGTGCTTATACGTACTTGCAAAACAAGGACGTGAACTTTATTCGGCAGGTCTATCCGACTCCCACGTACACGGCGCTGCCCAAGTACTACGCCATCTTCGGCCCCAGGTCTGACAACGAGGATGAACTGACGTTTATTGTGGGCCCCACCCCCAATGCCGCGTACACGGTCGAGCTTCACTATTACTACTACCCTGAGTCAATCACGGAGGCAGCCAATGGCCAGACTTGGCTGGGCGACAACTTTGATTCTGCGTTGCTGTACGGGTCGCTCATCGAGGCTTACACCTACATGAAGGGCGAAGCCGACATGATGGCCTTGTACAACCAAAAGTATTTGGAAGCTGTGGCGCTCCTGAAGAACCTGGGCGATGCCAAGCAGCGCGGAGATGCCTACCGCGATGGCCAAGTCAAGTTGAAGGTGCAGTGACATGATTACTGCGGGCTTGACCAACAGCTTTAAGGAACAGCTTCTGCTGGGCCAGCATGATCTTGAGACGGACACCCTCAAGATGGCGCTGTACACGTCCTCTGCCGTGTTGGGCCCTGCTACCACGGTCTATACCTCGGCGGGGGAAGTGTCGAGCGCGGGATACACCGCCGGGGGCGAAATTCTGGTGAACGTGACAGTCAACCTCAGCAATGGGGTGGCATATGCTTCGTTTGACAACCCGACCTGGATAGCTACCACCTTTTCGCCCCGCGGTGCCTTGATCTACAACGCCTCCAAGTCGAACAAGTCGATTGGGGTTTTGAATTTTGGTATTGACCAGACCACATTGAGTCAAAGTTTCCAGGTCCAACTTGGGCCCAACACCCCGGATAGCGCGTTAATCCGCATCATTTAAGGAGCATCAAATGAGCATCGAAAAGGCCAAGGCTACTGACATCGTTGGCGGTGGATTGATCGCTAACACCGGATCATCCGAGGGCGCGAAGGCCACGGGCAAGTACACCGTTGAGTGCCACGACAAAGACGGCAACCTCAAGTGGGTTGCAGAGACGCCCAACCTCGTGGTCAACGTCGGTCTTCAATACATGGCAGGTACGGCTCTGACCTCGACTGCTCAGATCACCACGTGGTATCTGGGCCTGTACGGTTCGGGTTCTACCAACAGCCCCGCTGCTGGTGACACCATGTCTTCGCACATTGGCTGGACGGAAGTGACTGACTACAGCGAAGCCAACCGCCCGACCGCCACGCTTGCCGCTGCAACGAACGCCAATCCTTCTGTGGTGACCAACACTGCAAGCAAGGCCGTGTTTACCATCAACGGCACGACGACGGTGGGTGGCGCGTTCTTGACCTCTAACAACACCAAGGGCGGATCGACCGGCACGCTGTTCTCGGCGGCTGACTTCCAAGCCCCTGGCGACCGTTCGGTGGTTTCTGGCGACATTCTGAATGTGACGTACACCTTCAGCCTCTCGGCGTAAGGATGAGTTGTGCCAGAAGGCGGATGGGGTTCAGGCACTTGGGGTCAGGCCGGTTGGGGTGAATCGGTATATGACCGCGATGTCGCTGAGACAGCGACAGGTGCGGACGCCGTTGCTGCGCTTGCAGCATTTAGCCCTGTCGTTTTGGATGGGGCTGAGGGTACAGATCAAATATCCGCTACGCAGGCGCATGGTGCGTCGGTCGCTGAGACAGCATCTGGGGCAGATCAGGTTTCTGCCGCCGCTGAGTACGCCCGGGCAATTTCGGAAACCGCTTCTGGCGCAGACAGCATAGCGGCTCAGGCCGAGTACAACCGAGAGGTTTCAGAAACAGCGTCCGGGCTGGATCAGATTCTTGCGTTGTTCAACCCCAATGCGACGATCAGCGAAACCGCATCCGGGGCAGACGAAGTATCGGCAGCGTTTGCCTTCTACAGCGATGTGGCCGAGACGGCTTCTGGCGCAGACAGCATCAGCGCCAATCAAAACATCCAAGGGTCGGTGGCTGAGACTGCTACCGGCGCGGATCAGGTCAGTACAAACCACAGCATCCAAAGCGCGGTTACTGAAACCGCAACGGGGGCAGATGTGACTTCTGCCCAGGCAAGATTCTTTGCTGCCATCCAAGAAACTGCAACGGCAACAGACTCAATTACGGGTCGCAGGTTCTGGGAACCTGTGGATGACATTCAGACCGCCAATTGGCAGAATATCAACAACGTGCAATCGTCCGGCTGGACGGTTATTCCGACGACATAGGAGCCTTAGATGCCCACCTCATATACCTCCCTTCTGGGCCTTGCCCTGCCGGTCACAGGTGAACTGTCGGGCACCTGGGGCGACACGGTAAACGACTACATCACGCAGTATCTCGACGCTGCGGTAGCCGGTGCTCAGACCATCAGTGGAAGCCAGACGGCAGTCACCCTGAGCAAAACCACCGCGTCATCCCTGACCCAAGCAGGCTCGGGCGCTACAGGCTCATCTCAGTACCAGATCATCAACTGCACGGGCAACCCGGCAGGTCTGCTGACGATCACGGTTCCTGCGGCGAGCAAGGTCTATCTGGTCATCAACGCCACCTCAACCAGCCAAAGCGTCAAGGTGGTGGGCGTAGGCCCGACTACGGGCGTGACGATGGTGTCAGGCGAGAGCGCACTGATTGCTTGGAACGGCTCGGACTTCGTGAAGGTCGCATCAAGCGTGGCTGATGGTGTGACGACGCTGAGTTTTGGTACTACGGGCTTGACTCCTTCAACGGCTACGTCTGGTGCAATCACGGTAGCAGGAACGCTCGCTACAGCCAACGGCGGCACGGGACTGACAACCTTCACCGCTGGCAACAACGCGCTGTATTCAACCTCGGCCTCAGCCTTGACTGCGGGTACTCTGCCAACCGCCGCAGGCGGCACGGGACTGACAACGTTCACGGCGGCAAACAACGCCATCTATTCCACTTCTTCCTCTGCTCTGACGGCAGGGACGTTGCCTATTGCCGCAGGCGGCACCGGGGCAACAACGGCAGCAGGTGCGCTGTCCAATATCGGCGGCATCAACACGGGCAAATCCATCGCAATGGCGATGATCTTCGGTTTCTAAGGGGCAATCATGGCAAACCCAAACATCGTCAATGTCACAACCATCTACGGTAACTCATCGTTCACTAACCTGAGTACCACGAGCGTCACCTCACTGGCGAGCAATGCTGCATCGAGTAACAAGGTTTACAAGATCAACAGCATCGTGGTATCCAACGTGGACGGAAGTACCGCAGCGGACATCACCATCAACGTCTACAGCAACGCCACGGCGGGAAGCGGCTCGGCATTTGCCCTGGCCTCGACCATCTCGGTACCTGCTGATGCGACGCTGATCGTGACGGACAAGACCACAAGTTTCTACCTGCTTGAGAATCAGTCCATCGGGGCCATCGCAGGCACAGCAAGTGACCTGAACGTGACCTGCTCCTGGGAGGAGATAAACAGTTAATGGAAAAGGTGGCGTATGTCTATCGGATAACCAATACACTAAACAATATGCAATATATTGGTGTTACGGTTAATCCCAAGCGGCGATTCCAAGCGCATTGCAGAGGTGCCGGTAGTCATCGTTTACTTTTAAAAAATGCCATCCTCAAATACGGGAAAGAGCACTTTAATATGGAGTTGCTTTTAAAAGCGACTCAAAAGTATTGTTATGAAGCAGAGCCAAAAATAATTGCTCTGTATGATACCCTGCACCCAGTTGGATACAACATTACGAAGGGCGGTATTGGAAGTCTTGGGTTGATTGGCAGCGCAAATGGATGCTATGGCCGAACTGGCGAAAAACACCCAAACTTTGGCAAAATTGGACACAGAAAAGGCATACCGCATACTGAGGAAACCAAAGCCAAAATGAGATTGGCGAGGCTTGGCCGCAAGCACTCTGAGGAAGTAAAAGCCAAGATTGGATTGGCCTGCAAAAAGAACTTTGCTGATCCAACGTATGTGGAAAAAATGAAGCAATCTGGGTTTGCCGTTGGCCGCTCAAGAAAGATAAAGGTTTAATATGCCGATCCACGGATACCCTGGCAACGTCATCACGTCCAATGCTGTTGTGCCCAACAGCGGATCGGCTTCGGGCGTTTGGACTACTGAGCAGCAACTTCAAGTCCAGAACGCAGGCAACTGGCCCCAAGCCAACCAAATTCTGCGCTCGCTGCGGTTCAACTCTGCTGATTCGGCGTATCTGAATCGGACGCCTGCGAGTGCGGGGAATCGTCGGACATTTACTGTTTCTTTATGGGTAAAGAGGGCCGCGCTTGGAACGCTTCAGTATCTTTGGGAAGGCGGCTCGCCTGATGGACAAACGACTAGATTGCTTTTGCGTTTTCAAACGGATGACACTTTAAGGTTGGCAACAGGCGGCACAACCATATTCAATACTACCCAAGTATTTCGTGACCCATCTGCTTGGTATCACATTGTTGTGGCGATTGATACACCAAACGCCACGCAAGCAAGTCGTTCTCGGCTTTATGTAAACGGCACAGAAGTAACTGCATGGTCAACATCCCCGTCATTTGGGCAAAATGACGATACGGGCTGGAACATGGCGCAGGCCCATTCAATCGGGCGTTCGCACATTGATAGCGCGGGTTATTTGAGCGGCTACCTCACCGAGATGTACAACATCGACGGTCAAGCCCTCACGCCCTCATCCTTCGGCCAGACCAACGGCAACACGGGTGTGTGGGAGCCGAAGCGGTACAGCGGTTCTTATGGAACCAACGGCTTCTACCTGACCTTCCAAGACAACAGCAACACGACTGCTGCAACGCTTGGCAAGGACTACAGCGGCAACGGCAACAACTGGACGCCCAA